TATGGGTCCAATTTCGATCCACACAAGTTCGCCCTGGAGCGTGCTTTGGGTCTCAAGAACTACGGCTGCAAGGATGCTGACATTGAGCAGGCACAGCAGATGCTCTCCCTGCGTTCAGATTTGGTCATGCAGGGTGGGGTAGAAACTAAGGCGGTTCAGGTCGCGATCCCGTGGTTGGAGGCGAACATTCCTGGATTGAGATCAGTTTAGCAAAGACCTGGCAGAAAGGATGATCAAATGATTAACATGCCAATCGAGTCCGAATACCCAAAGGATTTGTTGGACGAAGCAGAGAAGCTCAAGCCGTCCAACGAGCCATCGTTTTGGGCCAAGAAGGGGTGCAAGGAGTGCTACGGTCGTGGTGTGATAGGGAGCATGACCACGGTGATGAAGGGTAACAACCGCATCCAGCAGACGCTTGTGTGCAGCTGCGTGCGGAAAAGGTACCGGGTGTGGTTACGGGAAACGATCGAAGGTCTGAAGAAGCTGAAATCTGATCTTAGTGCCGAAAATCATTCCTGAATCGTCAGTTCTGTCGATTCTAGATCCTTCCCCAGGATCTCCTCCTAAGACCGCGAAGACTCTAGATTAGTTGACAAGACCTATGGGTAGGTGTAGTCCCGTATAGACACGGTTTCTGATTCTGGCGAACAACAAGGAGAGGTAGATGTCTTACAACCCTGCACGGCAGCAAGGTATGCCGGCGAATCCTCGTCGACAAAGACGGCTAGATCCCAGAGCCGGAATTCGGCACAGTGAGATCATTGCCAAGCACGGACCATCTGCAGCAACGGTGACTGACATTCAGAACCGTCAGGAGACGGATCGTGGGTGGAGATCCGTGCTGTTCTGTGGTGACGAGTTCGAGATGGTGTACGAGTACATTTGCGCGAAGAACGCTTCTGGTGGTGTGTGCCACCCAGAAAAGGATCGTTCTCTCCGCCTGATGGCTGGGGAGCTGTTCCTCACGATCAATGGTGAAGTGGTTCATCTTCGTTCTGGATCTTCGTTTGCGATCCCCAAGGGAATCGAGTACCAGATCGCGACGTCTGGGACTCTCGATGCGGAGATCATCTTTTGCCAAGGATCCAAGTACGAAGAGGATCTGGAACAGAGATCGGATCCTGAATCTGTCAACACTGATACCAGGGTCTCTCTTCCCAACACAGAACAGGCTCCCACCACTCGGGTGAAGACCTCTGAGGAGGCCACCCGAAAGCAAGCTGAGAAGATGCAGGAAGATCGTCATCGGCGGGAAGTTGCTCGTCGCCAGGGATTGTCGAGGGTCGTGGATGAGCAATCCACAGCTTCAACGTCTGGAGCAGAGGCTGTCACCGCTTCTCCAAGACGAACTCCACCTCGTCGAGTGCTGCCGGGTCAGCAGGTTCAAGGGGTCAATCCTAGGCCCATGGGGGCATCCGGTTTCGGTGACGACGACTAATTCCGATGGGAGGATCAATGGACCCGTTGGCTTTTCGTCAATCTTCACCACCAACACGCTTGGGTCGAAGAGTCGTCGGTGACTTAATCCTGAAAGCCGGATTGGTTGGGCCGAAGGGAGAGTCTGTCGCTAGCGTTCCAAAACCAGCGATGCAGACATCGATGCCGGCTACGCATCAGATGTCCTTGCCTCTTGGATCTTCTCCTACGGCACCGACTTCAAAACCAAAGACGACTGGACCTCAGCTTTCAATTCCAGGGACAGAGCCCCATCAGCAAGGTCTTCCTGGGATGGGAGAGCCATCAAAGATCGCTTCTCCATCAGCTCCAAAGCCCGTTGGTGGAGGGATTGTTACTCCCGGTCCTCAGGCACGGCCTGGTGCGAAGATCAGTCCTGTCACAGCTGTTGGTGGTGCCTCGGCGAGAACTCCTGCTGAGCATCAGGCCGCTCAGGGCATGTTGACACCGCCGCCCTCGAAGCCACAACCACAGTACGGGCCAAAGATGACCCAAGGTGTTCCTCGAGCTACGGGTCAAGCTTCATTGCCAGGTGTGGCTGTTCATCAGCAAGCGATGAGAGGTGGTGCTGGAACTCAGCTGGAGATCCCTGGCGGTGCAGCGATGCATTCTCCGACGGGACCAGAAGCAGCTCCAAAGATGGATACGATCGGTCAGGCTACAGATCGTCATCGTAAGACTTTTGGATCAAATCCATCTCAGATGACTCGTCCCGGAGAGGCACAAGAGCTTCAATCAGCAGCATCGGCTAAGCCCATGCAGGCTGAAGGAGGCCAGATGCTGCTTCCTGGGACGGCAACTTCCGGAAGGAAAGCTCAAGCTCAGGCAGCCCAGAAGCTGCAAGCGAAGCAAGGCGAGCAGGGCCGTGAGAATGTTCGCCCTGGTCAACAGATGGAATTGGGATCGCATGTCACCAAGGAACAGGGCCCAGCTACTGAGGTAGGCAAGGTGGGCCAGACGATGCGATCAGGCACACTGGAAGAACGGCGTGCAGCGATCAAGCAGTCTGCAGCTGGGATGAGGGAGAGAGCTGAAGCTTCTGGCAGGCAGCAGCCCAAGGCAGCCCAGCAGCCAGGTTTCAAACCAGCCCAGGCTGGTACTGATCATCATTCCAGTCTGTCTGACTATCATGGTCAGATGGCTGAGCATCATCAGCATTTGATGGGTCAGGCTACCAAAGCTGGTGATCATGATTCAGCTGCCAAGCACAAGATGGCCTTTGAGGCACATCAGGGCGCTGCTCAGTTGCACGGAAATCAGACCAAGGCAAATGCCGCGTCGGAAAAAGCTTCGAAGCTGACTGGAAGCAAAGCACCTGAGGGAGCTGATCCGGAGAAATATCATCAGCAGATGGCCCAGCATCATCTTCAACAGCACCAGATGACTGGTGATCCTCGTCATCAGATGGCTGCCTCGTCTCATTCTCAAGCAGCTGATCTTCATTCCTCTGCTGGTTCGACCAAGGCGATTGGACATTCGGACACTGCAGAGAAGCTGAGCGACGCAGCTGGAGTGAAGGGCGAACTCACGAAACGAGTTGAACATACCAAGCCGAGTGGAGCATTCGGTCACGATCAACCACTTTCTGCAGCTGGAACCGCTGGAGGAGCTGGAGCTGTAGGAAGAGCTGGGGCTGCCGGAGGAGCTGGAGGAACTCGTGTAGCTGGTTCTCAAGGTACCAGGGGTGGCCGACCGATGAAGGGATCATCACGCTACGGAGTTGCAGGTCCCAACATTGCTGGGAACTTTGGCACTTGGTATGGAGCCGGACTTGGGATGGGATCGTTGGCTGGTCCTGCTTCCACAATTGCCACAGGCCTTATGGCCGGAGCTGGTAAGTTGCAGAGTTTGGCCTCCACTAGAAATCGTGGGATCCCTGGTCAGCAGCAAAAGGATCAGGCCAGGGATGCGAACTCTGCAGCAATTCAGCGTCAGCAGCAGTTGATCCAAATGCAGCAGATAGCCAACAAGGCCATGATTGAGTTGACACCTTCTGTTCGTTCTGGAACGAGGCGGATCGGATGAAGCTTCCAGACAACCAGCTGGACAATGTTCAGCCTGATGAGGATACGAAATTGGAGTCGTCCGAGATCAAGGGAGATGTTGATGTGATCCACGGACAGATTCCTCCACAGGCCATTCAGCGTATCGATCACGGTCGGGACGACGTTCACCAGATCACTAGAACTGGTACGGCCAAGGCGATCGATATTCTGAATGACATGATCCGAAAGGCTGGATCTGCACAGCAATCTGGCGACTCTTACTACCCAATACCGGCAGGCCGCAGAGCCAGGGAGCACAAGAATAGCCTTATGAGGGATGCTCCTGGCATCAGGGGAGGAAGTACGCCAGACCTTCCAGATCGCGGTCAGTCGTGGCCTGAGGGATCTGATGAGGAAGGTCTCGATAGACCTCCTCAGAATTTGGTGAACCCGGAAGAGAACGAGAACAAGGCTGTCCGGGAGATCATGAATCGAGCAACCTCTGAGGCCAAGAAGGCCCTGGCTGGCGCTCCCAGATTCAGCCCAGGTCCATTTGTGTCTCCTCCGGAAAGAGAGTACCTCAAGACTCGTGGGTACTCTGACGGCGAGATTGATGCTGGGTCTGCCACGATGTCTCCACGGGTTCGGGCTGAATTCAACAAGTGGCTCACATCAACCGTTCGAAAGTCGATTGCGAGGTTCCGGTCGTGACAGCCAAATATGATCCAATCGACTACACCGACCTCCGAAAGGCGGTGTTGGATACCAGCAATCCGGAAAAGCTGTTCTCCACCGTGCAGGAGATGAAGCAGCTTACGGCTAGCCTTCCAGCGATGTTCAAGAAGGCTTCTGATGATCCGTCGGCTGGTATTCACAGCAATCCTGCGGCACGTGGCCCGAAAGCCGTGTTCTACGACCCGTTGAGCCTTCAGTATGCTCTTGGATATAAGGATCGTCGATTCAGCCTGACGTACGACACGCTTCGGCGCATCGCCCACCAGGTATCGGTGATCGCGTCTATCATCAATACCAGGATTGCCCAAGTTTCGGCGTTTTCTGATCCATATCGTCAGACCAAGTCTCTTGGCTTTCAGATCAAGCACAAGAGTCCTGATCACATGACTACGGATTCGGAGCGAGAGTTCATCGAGCGGTTGGAGATGTTCGTTGCTACATGTGGCGAACCTGGGAAGACCAATCCGTATTCTCGCATGAAGAGGCCGAAGTTTGAGTCCTTCATCAAAATGATTGTTCGAGATACTCTTGTTTACGATCAACTTGGATTTGAGATCATTCCTCGTCGAAATGGAATCCCATTCGAGTTTTGGCCATTGGACGCAGCCACATTGAGGCTGGCTTCTCCCGATCGTGACGTGGGGATGCAGTTCAGCTACCACCATCGTAATCCTATCGCCGCGACCTTTCAGCCGCACAGATTCGCCAACCTCTACGAGGGGCAATCCTACGGCGACTGGACAGCATCAGGCAGACCGGTTCGGTACGTGCAGATTGTCAATGGCCAGATCGAGAATGTCTTCACTGATGCCGAGGTGGCTTTTGGGATCAGGAATCCTCGGACTGACATCTACATTCAGGGGTATGGTTATGGTGAGCTGGAGCAGTTGATCACCATTGTCACAGGCATCCTGTACGCCGAGGAGTACAACCGCCGGTTCTTCACACAGGGCGCCCACCCCAAGGGCTTGCTCAACTTCAAAGGTGACAACTGGACTCCCGATCAGCTGGAGGCCTTCAAGCGCCAGTGGGTGTCTCAGATCGCCGGAACTGAGAATGCCTGGAAGACCCCGATCACTCAGTCTGAAGGTATAGAGTGGGTTGACCTCCAGAGATCCAATCAGGAAATGGGATTCCAGGGGTGGCTTGAATACCTTTTGAAGATCACCTGCGGTGTGTTTCTTATTGATCCAGCAGAGATCAATTTCGATCTACATGGAGGTGTTCAACAGACCCCCCTCTTTGAGAGCAGCCAGGAGTGGAAGCTCAAGGCATCTCGAGATCGAGGTCTCAAGCCTCTTCTCAAGTTCATCGCAGGTATGATCAATGAGCATGTCATTGATCGTATCGATGATCACTTTGCATTCGAATTTGCTGGCCTTGACGAGCTGACGGAGCAGGAGAAGCATGAGCTTCTCAAGGATCAGCTTGGAAGCTACTTGACGCTGAATGAGGTTCGTCGGCAGCTTGACCTCCAGGAGATTCCTGGTGGCATTGGTGAGGTACCATTGAATCCGACGCTGGTTCAGCTTCTGCAAATGCAGCAGCAGAGGGAGGACCAGAAGCAGCAGATGGAGCAGCAGCAACAACAGCAGTCACAAGATCAGCAGACACAGGAACAGCAGGCCCAGCAAGCTCAGATGCAGGACCCAGAGAAGGAACAGAAGGTCCGTCATGCTGAGGACAAGCATCCTCTAGATATGCAGATCTTGCAGCAGAAGATTCAGCAAGGATCTGCTCAGATGGGGATGCAAGGTGCTCCACAAGACATGGGTGGTGTTCCTCCGGAGATGGGAGGGTCCGCAGAGCCAGGAATGGAAGCTGCTGGTGGTGCAGAGGGCTCTCCTGAGATGGCTGGTGGTGAGCCGGGAGGCGGAGAGGTTGCTCCTGAAGAGCAGGCGCTGCCACCTGCAGCAAGGCCGCAAGGTGATGCAAAAAAGCAGTACTCTGCTCTCTTTGGTAAGTCGATCACGTTTGACGACTTCGTAGAATTCATGAGGAGCCGGTAATGGCAACCGAGAAGCCTACTAACCCCGAGGGCAAGGTCAAGGAATGGGAAGCTGGATTTCGTGGTTTTCAGAGATCCATTCCTGTGAAGAAGGACTTCGAGGGTGGGGCCAAGGAAGTAGAGGAATTCATCAACAAGAAGCCAGCCGGATTGCCATTCCTGGGACAAGGACACACGGGTCAGGCGCAGGCCCGTGCCAAACAGAAGACACGAGAAGCCAATGTGGAGAAGGTTCGTCAGGAGTTGATGAGCCATAGGCCTCTTGGCAAATCGAGATATACGGAGATATCCATGGGCAATTCACACTCGATGATCGACTCCATGATGGAGAAGGCACTGCCGAAGAAGGCTGGAAAGCCGAAGAAGAGAACCAACAAGGATCGGGAAGATGAGAGAAAGGCTGCTCTGGCCAAGCTCGAGAGGATGACTGGAGCGATGAAGGCCTGCAAGGGGTGCAAGGGCTCTCGTCTGTCTCCTGATCCGGCTGTGAAGGCTCAGCCGATCAAGAAGGACTTTGAGCACATGACAGCAGAGCATGCGAAGCTCGATGCTGCCAGTCCTTCGAGCAAGCCCCAGCACGTCATGGAGACGGCTCACAAGCTTGGGTGGGAAACTCCTGCCATGGGGCAGACTGGTGAAGAGAAGAAACATGCTATGGCTACTGCCTCTCCGGGAGTGGCTTCATCGAAGCAGCCGGGAAGCAGCCCAAGCCCCTTTCATGAATCCAAGCCTCCGATGCCGCTTGGTGTGGACAAAGAATCTCCGATCAAGGTGAAGCAGGCGAAGCCCATGGCCGCTGTTGCTGGTGGGAAACCGGTGGCTGGTCCATCGCACGGTGAGGGTGACGTCATGACATCCGTACCAAAGACTTTCAAGTCGCTGACCAAGTCAGCGATTCTTGATCTGATGATGGCCAAGGCTCATTCGGATGAGCAGTCTCCAGGCAATCCGTCCAACGAGAATGGTCCGGTGAGAGACACTCCTCATGGGGGCAAAGGTCAGGCGCAGACTTCGGTGTCGGAGGATGGCGAGGATCAGTTCGCCGGCAATCCGTCCAACATTCAAGGATCGGTGAGCGGCACTGCCCATTCGGGAAAGGGACCTGCTCAGACTTCAGTGAGTGGAACTCCTCATGGCGGAAGTGGTCCAGATCGCACGTCGGTAGCTGCCAACGCAGAAGACCAGTTCGCTGGCAATCCGTCTCAGATGAGCAAGGCTGCGACCTCGAGGGCCATTCCCAGGATGCCCAGGGCCATGGCTGCTTCGATGGACATCTGGCGTTCGGCGATGACTCAGATGAACAAGCACTTCACGCACCACGGTGCGGGACCGCTTTTTCCTGAGACTGCAGAGTCGATCGACGACGAGTCTCAGAAGAGGGCAACCAGAGACCCAGAGGTCTTCAAGTCGTGCGAGGCCTGCGGTCGTACTTTCCGGATCACGAAGAGCATGGATGAGCCGTGCCCGTCTTGCTCTGGCAACTCCAAGAGCTGCATGGCCAAGAGCCGAGGCGGCTACTTGATCTCATCCTTCATCAAGGACTAACGGAGGAGATCCATGTCCGGCAGAGACCGACGCATTGGTCATTTCGTACCCGTTGGCAGGACGTCGGTGCCTAGCCGGCATCTGCCTCTGTTTGTCCGATTGGGATCAGATGATCTGATCAAAGCCATGGGTAAGGCCATTGAGGGCCAGCAGCCACTCATGAGTCCAATCGGTCCACACGATCCGGCATATGCAACTCACGCTGCACGTGGCAAGCCCAGCGAGGATTTGCATGTTGAGGCCGCGAAGCACTACATTCAGGCTGACTATCATGGTCGGCATCCTGGTGGGTGGAATCAGTCTCAGGAGCACCACAAGCAGTACATGAACCTGAGAAAGCAGGGAGCTGCGCCCAAGGCTGAGCATTTCAAAGCGGCCATGCAGGAGCTTCATCCCAGGTTCAGCCAGGCCATGAAGAGTAAAAAGCCAGCTCTGTTTGTCAAGGCTCTCACTGGGGAGTTCCGGGCTCATCACGTTCCGGTATACGGTGGCATCAAGACACTTCCTGATGCACCGAAAGCGAAACATGACGGCATGGGCGGCAGTCAACAGTGGGAGAAGTACCACGACAGGATGGCTCAGATTCACACCAAGACTGCCAACGTGCTGCCGGGTGGTCACCCCTCGGTAGCAGATCACAAGCAAGCAGCAGAGGCCCACAAGAAGGCCGTGTCGACGATCAGAGATTCCAGTAGGAAGGTCTCGGAGCATGGTGTTTCGCCCGACGTGGGGACCATGCAGAATCATTCTCGTCGTGCGATGACCCAGTCTGAGAGCGCTTTTCGGTCCACGGAGAAGGAGTAGTCCATGAGCAACAATCCATACGCTGGTCGCGTGCCTCTCAACCTTCGGGCCAATGAGGAAACAATCGCGAAGTCGACGAGCTACAGAGATGGCATCACGCACAAGACTGAGGTGCGGATGCCAAAAGATCGAGAAGAGGGATGTACTCCTCTTCGCAGGTACCCCAACGGTCAGCTGGATGTGAAGTACGTTGCCCAGACTATCGTGACCTTGATCCACAAGGTCATGGACGGTGGCAACCTGACTGATTTCGAGAGGGCGTTGTTGACTTCCATCCTGCCAGAGAAGTGTCCTTTCATGGACAAGAAGCTGGCTGGTACCATGGCCAGAATGTCGGATGACGAGAAGGCCATGGTGGCGTTGCTCGTACAGGGCCACATCGGAGAGGAAGTCAACTGGAATGCTGGCAGAGGAGGCGGAAGTGTTTCGGGACGCCACGTTTCCCGCAGCTAGCATCAAGGTCGGTGTCGACAATTTCGACTCGATCTGTAAGGCCGCCGTGTCTCATATTGAGCATGAGCATGAGTCGGAGAAACCTGATCCGTTTGTGAACAAGAATCCGGCTGCTAGAAAATTAGATCAGCTGGTTTCGGAAACATACGATGCGATGGCCTTCAGCATGTTGAAGGAGATTTCTGATGCTCTCAACGGCGATTAAGCCAATACTGAGGCCAACGGTTGAGGGACAGAAACTACTGAAGGTTCTTGTCGAGAAGTATGGGATGACGCGGGATAACGCGATCAAGTTGATGCACGACGGAGGGGCTCCGATGGCGGTTGCCCTTCTTTTCATTGCGAGAGGTACGCCATGAGCAGAGCTGACATGATTGGTCCGCGCCGATTGGTTTCTCCAGGAAGTACGAGATCGATCTCTTTTCTTACTGATGATCGCAGACCACTGTTGGACATGATGGGTCCTGTGACCACCAGGGGTACGATCAATGGGGTGGTTCCTTCGTGTCACGAGGCTCCTCTTCCTCAGCCAGCTCTTGTGATTCGGGATGGTCTTCTTGGAAAGTCTGGGAATCATCCTGCAGTGCTGTTGGCGAAGGCCATTCAGGCGCATGCGGACGCTCTTGAGAAGTCGGAGAACATGTTTGAGGAGGCAAAGCCTCCGATTGACGTGTCAACTCCGCAGCATGAGCATGCAAGGCTGGTGGCGAAACGGCAGTACCTCACAGACAAGCTTGATGCTCACAAGCGTGCCATGCATCCAGAAGATCATCCAGATGTGTCTCACCGGAACAAGGTTCTTGGTCAGGTGAGCAGGAACATCGAACACCTTGAGGGGCAGGGAATCACGTCTGGACCTCAGCATCACGCTGATTGGATGCATCACTACAGTAAGCTACCGGAGAACAAAACTGAGTCCATGCACCCAGAGGATATCAATACAGCCTTGCATGCTCACATGGGAGTTCTGGCTGGTCCAAAGGCCAAAGAGATGCGCAGGGATGTGGCTGGGACGCATTCTGGTGGGTCTACTACTGTTCCGCATATGTCTCTTCCGTTTGCACAGTATAAGAGGCTTGGTGGAGATCCCAGTGACTATCGTAGAGCTGACACCAAAAAGGTGTCTATGACGGGGGCCACTCAAAAGGAAAAAGACATCGTAGGACACTCCGGAACAGCTGTTACCAAACGATCTGCTTCGGTGAGTGTTCCTGAGAACCAGCCAGTCAGATCGAAACCAATGGAGGCAGCGGCAAAGTCTTTTCCTCTGTTTGTTGATCTCAGTAAATCTAAGAGTGATGACTGGGTCAGCAATAAGATCAATCTGCTCATGCACGAAGGCAAGCCGCAAGATCAGGCCATCGCCATTGCCTACAGCATGGCTGGACGAAGCAAGAAGAAGGCAAAGAAGTCCTTGGGTCTGTACATCTCACAGTGAGCCAGTTTGTGAATGGCAATCATCACCAAAGAGAAGCTGGACAAACTAGCAGATATCATCCGGCGTCATGTTGGATGGTTTCTGTGGCGTCTATTTGGTGAGGATTTCTCGTCGGTAGACTCGTCCAAGGTTGGTGTCCCTGGTGCAGCAGCCGACAAGCTGCCGGTGTCTATCACTCATCTCTCTTTCATCCTCGGAGAGCAGGAGGCTCTGTTGAAGGAGAGCGAGTGGGAGACCTACGGTTGGGGGGACCTAGATGAGGCAGCTAGAAAGCCTCTCACAGAACTGGAGCAGTTGCAGGTAAAGGCAGCAGAGCTGTCGGCCTACTCGGCGTTCCGTCGTCTTGGCGAGGATATCGTCAATGGTCTTTACGATGAGCTGGCCCAGACGACAGGAGCGGTGATCTCCGAAAGTCAAGTGCGTGGGGTCATCAAAGACAAGATCAAGGTTGGTGTTGAAACTAATCGGGCCTACTTTGATGTGGCCAAAGACCTTGTAGGTGATCTGAAAGAGAAGAAGCGTAACTGGTACAGGGTCGCCTCCACAGAGATGCACAAGGCTCGTCAGCTTGGCGTTGCTAATGCGATCATCGGTAAGAAAGACATCTACCGTGACTCGGAAGGAATCAATAGCCTGGTCACCATAGTACCGGCTCCGGATGCTTGCGATGACTGCAAGCGCTTGTACTTGGAGGCCGGAGGAAATCCTAGGATTTTCAAGATCACAGAGCTGTTGAGTAACGCAGGATCAAATTACCAACGTCCCTGGCGAAAGAATGCCAAGCCTGTTGTGCCCCCTCTTCATCCTCACTGCTTCTGCCGTATCCGGTATGCTCCTCCGGGTTGGGGATGGAACAAAGAGGGAAGGTTCACACTGCTTGATCCTCAGGTAGCGTTTGGAAAGAAGGCTAAGCCATGATCGATAGAGAAGCTCACTCTCTCCTGAATGCGTCGCACTCGGTTCTTCCGACGGAAGAATACATCTATTCGATCCAGGATAAGACTGAGATCGAGCATCTGATCGATCGTCTTTCCAAGCTTCGACAACTGTACATTCACGATGTCAAGCTGCATGGGCAGATCGAAAATCTGTATCACCTGGCTCTCGGTAGAGACTTCCACCTCTACATGAAAGACCAGCACGGCGTGGTTGACCCTCCTGACGAGCAGGCTCCTCCGCCGGTCAACAAGGCCTTGCTGATGTTGGATGACCTGATCTCCAAAGCGGATGGAGAAGGGACTTTTCGTGGTGGCAAGGACCCCGCTGAGCTTCAGCAGATGAGGGAGGACAAGCGTCAGGAAGCCGAGGACGCTGGTGGAGAGCTGGATGTTGAGAAGGGTTACCCGGTCAACGTTGATCACAGGGATTTTGTTCTTCAGCACAAGGGTCAGGCTACCCACCATCAGAAGATGGCCAACGCCAGCTTTGAGACCCATGTGACGGCCATGCATCAGAAAGCAGCGGACAGTCATGTCGTTGCAATCCAAGCGCACAACAAGGCACTCAAGGATCCAAAGTTTGCAGATCAGGCTCGTGCCGCCACAGAGACTGCCTACGACCATGGCCAAGCTGCAGATCGAGTTTGGTCAGGAAGTGGTAGATCAGTTGCCAAGGCCGACCCTGGAGAGGAACAAGGGTCATTCCGAGGTGGCGATCCTGAGGAGCTTCAGAGGAAGCGCGAAGAGAAGCGAACTGAGGCCCTCGAGTCCGGTCAGGCTGAAGATGATCAAGGTGACCAGGGCGACGCTGGAGAGGAACCAGACCCAGCTGTTGAGCAGGCAGAGCAAGAGAAGAAGGAGATGAAGGAGCAGTCCAAGTCCATGGGTGCGGACATGGACCACGGTATTGGCACTGGGCAGAGGTCTGCCGAGGTGTCACCAGTCGACACCTTCGGAGACTACGACCCAAGGGACGCAAATGGAGATCCAGTTCATTTGAAGGCCCGTGCCACTGAGCAGGGCTACCATACTCCTGGACCGATCAGACAGGGCAAGAACCAGCACAAGGATTGGTCCGAGGTGATCGGGATCAAGGTACCGATGGTGTCTCCGATTCAGGAGCTGAGGCGGTACTATGGGGCGGGTGATGGCGCGGGGGCTGATAGATCATCGAAGATGATGCCCAAGTCGATGATCGCTTCCATGATCAAGGCTGTAGAGGGAGGGGAAGCTCCTCCAGCAGCCGGTGGTGGTGGGAGTGTCCCAGAGGCTGGAGCTGAGGGAAGGGCCCGAGGCGGAAAGTACGTCAAGCGTGAATTCCGAAACGGACGTTGGGACTACACCTACCAGGAGGACATGCACCAGAATCACGGTCCTGGGAATCTCAACAACCCAGACGGTCACTCTCTTCAGGTCCATCAGGACTTCAAGGGTGGGTCTCCAGAGGAGGCCTTCCATCACTCCCTTCACATGCATGCGGCTGAGGGTGGAGATCATCCGATCAAGCTGTGGAACGATGACACGAACCAGCACGAGGACAAACTCCTCCACTTCCCAGGGTCAGAGAAGGACGAAGAGGGGAAGCACGTCATCGATCCCAAGACCGGTCTCCCCAAGCTGGATGATCGGAAGACTGCGATCATAAGGAACCCAGGACAGAAGACGGGCGGAGACCGTGTCGCCGGGATGCAGGCGCTCCATAAGAAGACCAATCCGGTTGTAACGATTAAGGATGCCCATGGTGATCCTTGGATTCATGTGAAGATGCCGGTCGGCACGGGAAAGAAGAAGGAAGGTGCCCTTCGACCTCAGGCCGACAAGCCGTTGATCAAGTACGACACCAGAAGCAGGTTCACGCACCCTGACGACGTTCGCCGTGGGTACGATCGTGAGTGGCGTGCTGGCGGTACTGGATCGATGCAAAGCGTGATCGACAGGCTCGAGAAAGAGAAGGGCCTGCAGGAATTCTTGAAGCAGGAGGAGACCAAGGGTTCCACCTCGATGGCAGATCGAGAGAAGGCCAAGGACTGGGCCCCGACTCACCACGAAGTGTGGGACATGGGGACCGGGAACAAGAAAAGGGACGAGCACGGTCAGCCAGTCATGGCCGAGGACAAGAACACCAACGCTATCGAGCGTGGTGGTCTTGGTCAGTGGAAGTGGAACGACGAGGATCGGGGATACGACGTCAAGAACGAGCACGGAGAGACGACAAGGCACTACGTCAAGAGGGGAAAGCACCTTTCGTTCGACTCTCACGAATCTCGAAACAAGGTGATGGCTGATCTGCTTGGCGAGCATTATGGGAAGCTGGTCAAGGTGGCCACCAACATGCTGAGGGAGCGTGGCCAGCTGAAAGGATCAGATCACTTCACGAACGGTGTGTTTGATCTGATCAACCATGCGTGGGGTCATGCTTTCCACAACGCAGTGGACAGCTTCGATCCAAGTCGTGGTGCAAGACTGTCTACCCATATCGTGAATCGGGCTAGCCGTGCGATGCAAGATCATCTTCCCCAATTGATGGGAGAAGAGGGACAGAACATCTTGCAGCGGAGACGAGATGTTCGTGGGTTCCGACCCAAGACCGATACCGGATTTGTCAGCTCAAGCGAGTCTGGCCGTCCTGGTGAAGAAGGATCTGGGGATGTAACGGAGCCCCGCAGCCGTAGAGGACGCTCTGCCGGCCATGGTCTGGTAGAGGGTGGGATCGGTGGGATGATCGGTTCAGGCCGCCAGCTTCGACCTGACGAGAAGGTGCAGTTCAAGAACGAGATCCAAGACAGGGATCGCCGAGGGGAGCTGTCCAAGGAAGAAATGGACATGGCGTCTGAGATTCTGGGGTCTGACCCAACGGTCAGTCAGCCAGAGGCCCCCCCAGAGCCTGAGAAGCCTGCCAAGCCTTCTTGGCTGGGTCAGGCGCCCGCTAGGAAGGAACCAGCGGGTCCGGCCGCTCCCAAGGCTCCTGGGAAGCCCCAGTCCTATGTCTCTGGGCACTCCGATCCGTCGTATTACGAGCCCCAGCACGGCCAACCTGATGAGGATGAGGACTACGGAGGGGGTCGCGGGGGCAGGTTCCGGAGGGCGTTGGTAGACCTGGCAGCGTCCACCCTTTTCAAGGCCATGGATGACGAGGAGCCGCCTCCTGATGGTGGCGTTCCTCAGCCGAAGTACCTTTGGCGGGAAGGGGAGCCTGGAGCCCAGAAGCACATGTGGGAAGCTCCCAATGGGGACGTTGTCCGTATGACAAATGCTCCTGAGGGCCACCCACATCACGATCCAGAGAATGGTCCTCCGATGCTTCACCCCAACGAGCCAACTCCAGAGTCGGCTCCTCATATGTTCGACAAGCATGGACGGAAGTTGCACCGTCCTGCTCCAGATGGAGTGGAGACAGAGCATAATGACCACTATGATCCGGATGTGAACAGTTGGGCTCAGAGGTATCAAGATCCAGAGACTGGTGATGATGAGCACGTCTACCTGCACAGGGACAGGGTCAAGGATCATCGTCTCAAGTTCAATGAAGACCTGCGGCACATGGATGCGCAGCTCGAGAAGGTTCGTCAGTGGTACAAGCAGCTGCTGAAGACCAATGATCCGGTTCATCGGGCCATCGGTCTGGCTGTAGTGTTCATGGATCAGGCCAAGATGGTGTCGGATGGTACGGACAGTGGGATCTTGTCCATGAAGGTGGGGGATGTGAAGCCTTCTGGAAACACGATTTCCTTTACCTACCGTGATGCCAAGGGTGGGGCTCACCATGTTCAGGCAGTGGTGGACAGCACTGTGGGATCGGTTCTGCAGGAGTTGATGCAGGACAAGAAGCCGTCAGATCCTCTTTTTGCAGTTCATGGTCAACAGATCGAGCAGCCCATGCTGGCCAAGATCTTCGATGATCAGTTTGGGATCAGCCCAAACCATCTTCGGGTGTTCCACGGCACGGAGATGTTCTCAAAGGAGTTTCAGAACCAGGCTGCCACGACTCCGAATCTGGAGCCAGAGCATCTGCCGAAGATCGCCAACAAGACCTACTCCAAAGTGGCCCGCATGATGGGTCATCTGACGATGAGCCCCAAATTGGCTCAGCAGATGTACGTTGATCCAGTAGCTGTGGAAGCTCTCTACATGTCGTCTGTCCATCATCACCACCCAGACTTCAACAAGTCTCAGAACCATGGTGAAGTCTCCAGGATGGTCTTTCAGGGAATTCCGATCTCGATAGAGAATACTGTCGGTAGTGTCCGTGAGTGGCATGACAAGCACACGGGTGAGACTGGCAAGATCAAGATGCTCTACCCCTACGGGTACATTCGGAACACGACTGGCACGGATGACGATGAAGTGGATGTCTATGTTGGTCCACATCGAAATTCGGATCGTGTGTTCGTAGTGCATCAGATGAAGGGCCCCACCTTCAAGGAGTACGACGAGGACAAGTGTATGTTGGGTTTCCGCACGGCCCACGAGGCCAGGGAGGCCTACCTGAAGCACTACGATGATCCTCGTTTCTTTGGGTCCATGTCGGCGATGCCGGTGCGGGAGTTCAAGAACAAGGTCTTCTCGACAAAGAAGCATCCGCACATGGTGACCTCCGACAAGATTTCTGGAGGACGTGCTGATGGCAAGTCGGATACGGAGTTTGATCCTGATCAGGTTCTAGATGGGATCAAGGTGGAGATGGAGCACACTAATGATCCGTCCATCGCGTACGAGATCACGAAGGATCATCTGACCGAGAGTAAGGACTACTACAGAAAGTTGAAGAAGATGGAGAAGGAGCTGGAGAAGAGCTTCCAGCCTCATCGTCCGTCAGGGTCAACGGAGAGCGAACCAGGGTACGTCTACCATGCAACGAACGAAGATCGTGCTCACGACATGGCAGGTGGCCACCTGAAGACTCACAAGCCGTGGGAGCACACGGACCAGGGTGTATGGCCTGACGGAAGCACAGAAAAGAGATCGTACTGGTCTCACAAGGCTGGATCGGTTCACTTCTTTGCCCCAGAGGAGGGCAAGTCTGTCATCCTTCGTACCAAGCAGGCTGATCACTTCAAGAAGGAGAGTGGGACAGGGGATACATTCACGACCAAGAAGGTCCACTCTGATAACCTAGAGATCAAGCACGAGGACGGCAGTTGGCATCCTCTCAACCAAACCTATGGGTCGGTCAGCAAGTCTGCTGGGCAGTGGCAGCCAGATCCGTATGTCTGGCACGTGTCTGTGTCGAATCCGGATCGAACTGCTGAGGAGGAAGCGTTCAGCAAGTGGGTTCATAGTCATCCGATGCATGAGCACGATCAACAGTGGGCAGCCTTCAAGCTGGCCACGAAGGTCCCGGATGTCCCGATCCCAGATCCACACCGTGAGTACGCTGATGGATCCAAGCAGCTGCTCGACAACGTGGCAGACAATCCACACATGGAACAGGAGGAGGCGGAGTTGACTCCTCCCACTCAGGGCCAGGTCGCGAAGTCCATGATTGAGGTCATGATTCAGAAGGTGGCCTGATGGATCACCTTTTTGCTTGTTCCTGTGGGGAGGTATTGGTGAAATCCTCGCCGGGTGTCACCAAGATACGGAACAAGATCCTGATCTTTCGGGATGGAAATGCCTACGCTATATGCCCGAATTGTAACAAAGAAAACCCAGTCCCCGTGCGTTTGAACGACGAAGAGATCGCCACGGCGGCCGGTCAACCTAGGCTGTTTCTTAGGAATGTCCGAAAATAATTGTTGACGTGCAGATCCTAAAGCAGTAGAACCGGATCCACAACTAGAACGACTCCAACAAAGGGAGATCAGGCTCAGGCCTGGCCTCCCTTTTTTCGTTTCTGGATTCAGGATGCTTGATCTTCTAAACGAAAATGGATTTCAGTTTTGGGTTCCGCTGACGATATCCAAATCACAGGCGGAAGGCCCAGACCAGGATCCAAGGCGTTGGATTGAAGGGATCGCATCCACTGACGACACGGATCTTCAAGACGAGATCGTCAAGCAAATCGGGATCGACTTTAGCTACTTCCTCAAGTACGGCTACTACAACAATGACCACAAGCCGGGGTTCGAGAACAAAGTAGGTCAGCCCACAGAGGCCAAGATCACGTCAAAGGGTCTTTGGACGAAGGGCTACCTCTTCAAGAACCACAAGGTGGCGGATGCCATCTGGGAGCTTGCGAACTCCCTTGAGGCTTCTGATTCGAGAAGGAAGCTGGGGTTCTCGATCCAGGGGAAGGTTCTTCGTCGTGCTGGGAAGACGATCCTGAAGTGCTGGATCCAAGACATCGCGATCACCGCTGCTCCCATCAACACCAACACTTGGCTAGATGTTGTGAAGTCTCTCAACTCGCTGCCGGTTGGTGTGTGGGGCGACGGTGAATACGAGATCACTCCTGACATGGCCAACAAGGCAATGCGGGAGTCTGAGGGGCGTTGCTGCGGAGGTTGCAACTGTTCTGGTGGGGCCAAAGATCGTGCTCGCAAGGCATTGGCACCGACTCCAGGAATTAGCACCTTCTCAATCCCTCAAGAAGATCAAGATCTCTTCAAGAAAGACAAGGAAAAGGCTCTGTCAGCTGCACCGATGCAGGTTGAGAGCCTTGAGGATCGGATGACCGATCTTGGACCAGGACATTCTGATCCAAAGCACAAGACGACCAAGAAGTCGTTGCCGACGTTGCTGAGCTTCGAAGAGTCCGTTGCTTGGCTACAGGCATATCGAAACTTGTCTCAGCCGCAAGCCCAAATCGTGGCCAAGGCTGTCTTTCACATGAACGGACTCTAAAACCAGGAGGATGAAGATGGCGAACAAGGCCACGATCCAGCGAGAGAGCTTCTACAAGAGCTTGTCGAGGCTCGAGTCGATGGCCAAGTCTCAGATCTGCACTGGACCCAACAGTGAGGTCAAGACCTGGCCGGGCGGTGAGTCTTCGGACGTTCCGGGCGATGGCCCCGGCGCGGACAAGATCAAGGAAGACGGGACTGACTACAACGAGCGTGGCGGCAAGGCCGTCCGCAAGTCGATCCGCGAGAAGGTCAAGAAGGGCTTTGCCCTGTCCGTGCAGGAGCTGGCGCTCCTGAAGTCGGACATCGAGTCGGCCGAGAAGGCTGGTCCGATGGGTGGTGGCGGCGGCGCGGGCGGCATGGGCAAGCCCCCGATCCCCGGCATGGGCAAGTCCAAGGACGATGACGAGGATGACAAGGGCGGCGACAAGGACAAGGACGACGACAAGGACAAGAACCCGTTCTTCGGCAAGTCCTTCCAGAACGCTGCTCAGCAGAGCGAGACGATCCAGAAGGGCGTCGAGGTCTCCGAGTTCCTCTCCGAACTGGCGAAGGCCTTCGGTGAGGGTCTGCAGGGGATCGAGGCCCGTACCCACTCTCTCGTCGAGAACCTCGGTCAGCAGGTCTTCGGAGCGCTGAACCAGTTCGCAGGCGAGCAGGGCGAGTTCAACAAGAGCCTCGCCGAGGCAGTGGCCAACATCGGCTACGGGGTCGCCGGCAGCATGGAGCAGGTCGAGCAGGTCGCTCAGATGCCCGCTTCCGGTCCCAAGGGCCAGATGCAGGTGATCCAGGGCGGTGGCCAGGGGTTCGTCAACAAGTCCTTCGGTGGACCTGGCGGCGAGACGCTCGACAAGTCTCAGGTTCTCGACATCATGCAGGACATGCTCGAGAAGGGGCAGCTCACGCCACTGGACATCATCAAGTTCGACACCACCGGAGACATGAGGCAGGATCTCGGACCAAGGATCCTGGCGAAGGCCCGACAGGGCTAGTGGCCGAAACCTGAGAGAGGACCCGAAATAGGATCTGACCTCGAAACGACGCAAAGGAGATCACATGTACGGACAAGTATCACTGCGTCACTACGAGGGGCTCAATGGCTTCGGCATGGCCCCTGCGCAGGACGTCAACGAGTTGAACAAGGCCCTCGAGGCTGGTTACCAGATCAGTAACCAGACCGGTGGCAGCGCACTCCGCGTGGAGTCGCTCGAGGCCTCCCTCAAGGTGGTCACGTTCACCAACCACCACATCAAGCTCTGGAAGAAGATCCCCAAGAGCCCAGCGTACTCCACCGTCGAGGAGTACAACCAGCTGGTGTCGTACGGCCCCAGCTCGTTCGCGTTCACCCAAGAGGGTGAGCTGCCTCCGAGCACGGACAGCCAGTACGTCAGACGTACCCAGCTGGTGAAGTTCATGGGTACCACCCGCGAGGTGACCCACCCGGCCACGCTGGTTCATCCGGCTCACGGAGACATCATCGCCCTCGAGAACGCGAACGGCATCCTCTGGCTGTTGGAGCGTGTCGAGCTGGCTCTCTTCACCGCTGATTCCAACCTGGCCTTCGACGGCGAGGCGGAGCAGTGGGACGGGCTCGATGCCCTGATCGACAGCACCAGCTACGTCGACCTCGAGGGTTCGTCCCTCACCGAGGCCGATGTCGAGGAGGCTTCGAACCTGATCGTCGAGGCCTACGGGTACCCGACGGACATGTTCCTCGGCACCCGCGAGCTGTCGGACCTCGTCAAGACGATGTACCCCCGCGAGCGAGTGACGCTGCCGGCTCCGGTCAATGGTGTCATCGGCCAGGCAGTCAACAGCATGGCCACGCAGGCGGGACACATCGAGTTCAACCCCGACGTGTTCATCAAGCGGCTCCCGACTCCTCCGGCGGCGGCGACGCACCCCAATGCGCCGGTTCCTCCGCAGGCCATCACCTTCGGTGGCATCGCTGGCACCGATTCGGCCTTCAACAAGGGCGCTTCGGCGGGAACCAACGCCTACGCCTACGTCGTCACGGCCTGCAACCGCTTCGGCGAGTCGGCGGCCAGCCCAGTGGTGGCGGCCAATCAGGATATCACCCAGGGTCAGAAGGATGCCGGGGCGCACATCCCGTTGGTCCTCACCAACGCCGCTGCCATCGGCGCCTTCCCTCCGGAGTACTTCCGGGTCTATCGGACGCGCCCCATGGCGTCCGGTGGTTCGGTTCCGACGGTGGCTTCGGGTTCCTACAGCCTGATCATGCAGCTCGCTGCTGGAAGTCAGGCTGGTGGGGCCACGACCGGTGTCAACGACGTGAACTTCCTGCTGCCGTTCACCTCGATCGCCTACATGGGCGAGCTGTCCCCGCAGGTCATCACGTTCCGGCAACTGGCTCCGATGATGCGTCTGGACCTCGCGGTTCTGGCGCCGGCTTACCGTTGGCAGATTCTGCTCTACGGTACGCCGATCCTCTTCGCGCCCAAGAAGTGGCTGCGGATGATCAACATCGGGCGGCTGACGTAGCGGTCGTGGTGTCGTGGGTGGTGTAGGGGCTTCGGGTTGATCGTGTTTGGCCACTAGAAGCTCGTACACCCATCCTCCCCCTGCAGATTGAGAAATCTCTCTGCAGGGGGATTTTTTAGATCAGGATCCACAATTGTGGATGGTGACCATGACCAAAAGTGCTGCTTCCGACGAAGTTGTGTCAGTATCGGATCTTCTGGCAATGGCCGGAACAGCAAGGGCGACAGGAAAGAGCTTCCACACCGTTGTGGACTCGGTCTCTCGAAAGGTCGTGGATAACGTTGGCCAAGATCCTTGGGAGGCTGTCCCGATGATCCTAGTAAAGCATCGTTGGATGAAGGGCCGAAGCACGGTTGCGAACGGTACCATTCTGGCTTTCGAGATGGATGGAATCGCTCGAGTTCGTGACGCGGGGAATGCGCGGACTGACGTGGAGAACTACGTCAGAACGTCCAGAGGTGTGGCAGAGATCCTCACAATCACGGATCCTGCCGTAAGGGTGGAAGATCCAGTGACCGTTGCTCCGTCCACCCCTGTAGTGCAATCTCTGGATGTTCGGGAACCTGAGGAAAGTCAGGAGGTTGCTGAAGATGAGATCCAGACTTCTGCAGCAGAAGTTGCAGAGTCTGAAACAGTGAGCGAAGATGCAATTCAGGAGCCCATCAAAAAGAAGCCACCGACAAAAGGACGACGTCCATAGATCGGGGCTAAAAGGAGATCGAAATGGCACTCAAGACCCAAAAGATTGTCAGTGACTCGGGCTCTCAGGAGCTGGCCCAGCTGGTCAAGAGCTACAACGCCCTGCTAGACACGATGAACACCATGATCGTGGCCCTCACAGCAGCGACGGACTTCGATGACGATGCAACAGGCGTCGTTGGGATCGCCAAGGCTGCCAAGGCGACCCTCGAAGCAAACAGCTGCAAGTTGTCCTTGAAGCCAAACGTTCCGCTGTCCCCGGCTGCCCCAGCTGCCTAGCTGAAGCGGTTGCATGATCCGACGCCCTGTGGGCGTCCGGCTATGAGAAGTCCTCTATGTGCCCCTCCCACCTTGGGGCTTTGACGGATGGAGAGTCCTATGTTCAAACCTGGTAAACCAGTTCATCCATCAACCGGGATCGGTACTGCTCCCGACGCAGCATCGACACCTGAAGGATCTGAGATTTCGTTCGATATGGGATCGAACAGGAATCGTCAGTCCACGTCCATGGTGGTTGTTACCAACATGGAAGCTACCACTGGCAACACTCTGGAGATCAGTTTTGCTGATGGTGTAAAGGATCGCTGGTTCGCTGTAGCCCAGCAAACCACGATCGTATTTCCAGTTATGATTCACCGTTGCCGAGTTCGAGGCACATCAGGTGCTGTTGCCAAGTACTCGGTGATGGGAGTCATTTCCTGATGAGAGGAACATGATCCTTCAACCGATTGCAGCTAGAGGTGGTTCCAGCGCTAGGGTCTCGGCGATCTGCACAGCAGCCGAAACTGTTGGTGACATGGTCTACACTTCTGGTCCTCGCATCGGTGCCAAGTACCAAGTTCGTAAGATCAGCGTTAGTACCATCGGGAAACGCATCATCTTCGGAATGATCATTTCCAAGTCCAGTGACACAGAGTGTGTTGTCCAGTGGTCTGGTGTTGTCTCTGGACTCTACACAGGACTGGTCACCGGTCTACAGCTTTATGTTGATCTTTCTTCTCGTCTTTCCACAACACCGCCGGAATTGCCAACATCTGGAACTAGGCTTTTTCAAGTAGCAGCGGTGTCTGTTTCCGATGACATTGTGATGCTGTCAACGAGGACAAGTGTCCTCATGCAGGCAGCGTAGGGAGTGGCCAATGGCGGACAAGAAAGCAGTAAAGAAGAAGAAAAAATGCGAACACCCTGGCTGCAAGAAGTATCAGGTGGCAGGCCAGAACACCTGCGCGATCCATGTGGTTACGGTACCGCCAGGCGAGGCCATCACCAAGATGACAGACCTAGAGCGGCTCAATCTCGTGAAGATCGAGACCGAGTGCATGAACATCCTGCTCCAACTGCGGAACCAGGAGCTGGAGAACGAGGAAGCTCGTAGGCGATTCATGGCCGAGGACAAGTCTCGTGCGTCGCACAGAGAGCAGCTCTTGGCCATCGCTGACACTAGGAAGACTGAGCAGCAAAACACGGTCAAGGAGATCGCCAACAAGTACGGTCTGGACCCGAAACAAATGGCCTACGATCCTGAGAGCGGGGTGCTCCGGGATCTGAGACAAGGAATCTAGGGTTCCTGAGAGCGACGGTCGCAGCAAGGAAACCCTCGAACAGCTAGGAGAGAAGAAATGGCGCTCGTAAAACCACTGTTCATGAACGGATCCGAGGGTTTTTCCGAGGAACTGTCGCTCACCAGCGGTGATGCCCTCAACGTGTCCAACATCGTCATTCCGCCTTCCGTAGACGGTGGAATCGGCATCGACCTCGGGCACAACCCCATCATCAACGTCGCCACCCCGGTCGATCCTGACGATGGCGTCAACAAGGCATACGTCGATGCCGTCGCATCCGGCCTCGACCCCCACGCCTCGGTCAAGCTCAAGACCGACCACAAGCTCGGTTCCCAGGCCCGCAGGGCAGCCACGGGTGGGACGTGGGCTGGTGCCTTCGCCATCGGTGACAAGTTCGACGTCAAGATCGATGGTGGCACGACCAGGACCATCACGCTGTCGGTCAACTGCGCCACGAGAGCGGCACTCATCACCGAGATCAACGCCCGGTGGGCGGCCTTCGGCTACTCCTTCCCCATCGCTTACACCGGCACGGCCTCGAACAACATTGACATTTACAGCCCGACCTGGGGTCTGACCTCCGAGGTCATCATCAGCGCGATGGGTGCGATCTTCGGCACCGAGGCCGGCATGTCGGCTGGCACCACCAGCGCGGCTGACTTCGTGTCCGGTGGCGGCACTGGCCCCACGCACACCCTTGAGGCTCCGGTCAACGGTGGTGGCTACCTGAACGTGATCGATGGCGTGGCACTGGTCGCGGCCGATGTCACGGCGGGCACCCGCATCCTCGTCTCCAAAGAGGGCGGTGACGACGCCACCGGCCACGAGGACAACGGTGTCTACACCGTCACCACGCTCGGTACTGCGGGCGCGAAGCTCAAGCTGACCCGCGCCACGGACGCCGATCAGCCGACCTCCACCGAGATGCACAAGTCCCTCTACGTCTTCGTCACTAATGGGCTCACCATGGCCAACAGTGGCTGGACCGAGGTGCTGGTTGTGGCGACGATGGAGACCGACCCCATCCAGTTCAGCCAGTTCTCTGGCGCTCCCGGCTACACCTTCGATCAGGGCCTCATCCTGGCCGGCCAGAGCATCAAGGTCGATCTGGACGCCCTCGCCAACGCTCAGGGCAAGGGCGCTCCCTCCGGCCCCGGCTCCAGGCAGTCCGGTCTTGAGTTTGACGCTGACACCTCTGCTGGCAAGCTGCGTGTCGCTGTTCACAAGCACGGTAGCGTCCAGCGCAACCAGGCCGGAGGAGCCGACGGTGGTGGTCTGGAGATCAAGCTCAACGGCAGCACGCTGGCCAACGACACCACGACCAACCCCGGTCTCGGTCTCTCCGTTCTCGGTGTGCCCGACCTCTTCAACATCGGCGCGACCCCGACCAGCCAGACCGCCGGCACTGGCCAGGTGACGGCTGCCAACCTCAACCTGCTCACGGCAGGTGGGGTGACCCCGCCGGACGCAAGCTCTCTGCACTCGCACGCTGCTGCTCCCTCGACCAGCGCCGAGAAGATCGAGAAGAACATGGGCTGCGCCGGTGGCACCGTGTCCATCGGTGACCCGGTCTACATCAGCGCCGCCAACAAGGTGGACGAGGCCGACACCACGGACGCCAAGTCCAAGGTCATCGGCGTGGCTCGGACCAACCCCGCCGCCAACATCGTTCCGGTGGTCGTGGCTGGTGTCTGCGACGGCGTCCTCCCGTCCGAGGGCGAGACCCCGTCCCCTGGCCAGGCGTACTACCTGGCGACCGGTGGCGGTCTGACCCGGTCCCTGCCGGGTGCGGCCAAGCGCGTGATCCAGTGCGGCATGTGCTGGAATGCGACCGACCTGTTCGTCAGGATCGTGGATTTCGGAAAGAAGGCCGCCTAGCAGCATAGGAACTTGACCGCCTTTCCTAAGTAGGCTAGGGTCCGTACTTGGAGGTTTTCATGGCCAAGTACGGACCAAAGCCGAAGCTGCTGGAGGATCGTTTCTGGGCGAAGGTGCGGAAGACACGTGGGTGCTGGTGGTGGGAGGGGAACAAGAACAACATGGGCTATGGCATGTTCATGCGTGTCAGCCCAAAGAAGGAACTGGCGCACCGAGTATCATGGATGATCGCAAACGGTGAGATCCCAGGTAGGGCACGGGTTCTGCATAACTGCCCTGATGGGGACAATCCAGCATGTGTCAATCCGGATCATCTGTTCCTTGGGACACAGGGCGACAACATGGTGGACAAGGCACAAAAGGGACGTTCTGGAAACCAGCACCGGCAGGCAACGCTCAAAGAAGCTCGGGAGATCGTTCGTCGCTATCGAGCGGGGGAGTCCCAGATGAAGTTGGCAGAGGACTTCGGATTCCACCAGACATACATCTCTCGGGTGGTGACAGGCAGGATCATTCATCTGGCAGAAGCGTGTAGCGTGGATCCTTCTTAGGAGCTGGCGTTGGATAGAGTCAAGCCACTCAAGCTGGAGTCCGCTGACACCGGGGGCGTGGAGAACGACGAGTTCCCCACATCTCTTGATCCGTCTGAGGACTTCGTGGAGTGCGCCGGCATCGTGATCGACGATGCCACCCATGCCGATGAGAGCACGGTCATCTGGCGCGCCGCCGATGACATGAAGTTCAAGGACATCAACAACCCCGGTGGGTACACGCTCACCCAGTTGGCGGCTGTTGGCGACCTCATCAATCTCTATCTGGAGAACGATCCCCCAACTCCCGGCACCGATTACTCCAACACGTACACTGGTCAGCGTGTAGATCAGGAACAGTGGAAGCGAACCTCTGACGCCTCGTTGCACAAACAGATTGACTACAGCTACACTGGGCAGAGGCTGACAACGGAGGTCCGCAAGGTGTTCGCTGCGAATGGGACTACGATCTTGGGCCAGCTCACGATCACGTACACCTACACTGGCCAGCTGGTGACGGCCATCGTTACCGTGAGGGACATCTGATGGCGCTTTCCATCGTCCAGGTCCAGAGCGGACGCCTCGCCCTCGCTGATTCCGAAGGCAACCTCATCGGCACCTTCGAGGATGACGGCGTACTTCGTCTTCAGGTTGAGGCCAAGCTCTCTTCTTCCGTGACACTCGATCCAACAGCCATGCTGGACTCGACGATGTTGCTGGAAGGCATCCTCAAAGAGCTGCAACGCATGCGTGTTCTGCTGGAACACCTGACGGACGAGAAGGTCCACGAACACGATCTAGAAACCAGGGACTAGGAGAACGCCCATGATGATCGAAGATGGAAAAGGCTCAGGCTTTAAGGCCCAAGTCAACGATGAGAATCAAGTCGAAACCTCCGCTGTTTGCATGGATATGGTGGAGCACAAGAACAAGGACCACCACGTACTCTGGTATCTACCGATGGATGCTGTGGCTCCATCGGGAGCGACCAAGTTCTTCTACATCGGCAACAACGCCGGTCAGCTCAACGTCGTGGTCTCGACGATCCGTTTGTCCTCCACCGTGGCGGGCATCTTCCGCTTCGTGAAGGTCACGGGCACCCCAGCAGGCGGAACAGCGGTGGCACCAACCTCGCTGTTCCTGAGTTCGATGCAGATCCCTGCTGATGGTGTGTTTCAGTCGGGGGTCAGCATCACAGGGTTGACGGATGCTGCGTTGATCATACCGTACTACGTTCCGGCCAACAGCGTGGTCACTCTGGAACTCCAGGCCAAGTGGTACGTTGCACCAGGAACCGCCATTGCGATCCAGGCTCCGGCAGCAGCAGTGGTCAGTGGCGCGATCACGATCTACACCGAGGACGGCGGCGCAGGCTAACCCATGCCGGTCAAGGCGCTCATAACCAGCGGTGATGCAGGACTGATCGCCAAGGTCGGCGATGAACTGGATGGCGAGCACCGCCTCCACGTCGATGCGCTGATCAATACTACCCGACAAGCACCCATCCCCGTCACCTTTGGGTCGGGTGGCGGGGCTGGCCTGCCGCTGATGAACTCGTTCTTCTACAGCCAGAGCATCGGGGCCTTGGTCGCCAACCAGTGGAAGAGAGCCCTCACCTACACCGTCCCTGTTGGGTACAACGGTTACTTGATCCGTTACACCTCATTTCAGGGCGAGGCCGCCTACAGCAGAATCTGCGCTTTGACTACCATGGGGTCACTCAACATTATCACCAACGTATTCACAAAGGGGACAGACTACACGCTGCCCCAGTGGACCAGTGACCTGGAAGTAAATGTTACCCAGGCCATCGGGTCCGCTGCCAACGTCGTGGTCACCGTTGAGTACACCAACGAGCTGGGCATCTCAGCTCGTACCGGCACAATCACGATCCCCAAGAGTTCGATCATCGGGACTAGTCTCAGCGTGGCGTTACAGGCCGGAGACTACGGAGTGTCTTCCATCCAATCAGTATCGGTTGCCCCTACTTCGTCATCGGGTGCCGTAGCCCTTGAGGGCTTTGTTCAGCTCGGTTACCACGAAGACGGCGGCACCAACTTCATGGAGACGATGTACGCCCCAGGAGCGGTAGCCTTTCCAGCAGGCACTGTACTGGTAGTTGAACATCAGGGAGGCACGGTGTCGAAGTCCCGTCGGTTCGACGTGCTGACCCAGTTGATCAGGGTAGTGAGCTAATGGCTAACTTCAAGATCAATGGTGGTGTGGTCATCGACTATACCCAGGACGGGTGGGCCGAGTTCAAGAAGTGGCTCGACGGCACTTACGCCACCTTGCGCTACGCCTGGGTGGATGAGGGGCTGGCTTACAGCATTGTCGCCAACGACGACCCTTTCTACCGCACGTTCTCGATCAACAAGACTGACGCTTCCGACTTCGAGGCGAACTACAAGAAGCAGAAGTCGGGCTCGGGCGTCAATACGGCCAAGATGATCAACAGCCCGTTGAAGAACGGGTCCAGTGCGAACATGGCAGTCAACGGTTCGGTGACGCCGCAGGTGTTCGTCTACAACCCGCCATCAGGCCGAGACATTCTAGTAGAAGATGTTTGCTTGATCGCTGAGACCAGCAACGCATTGGCCTTCGGCAACAAGTTCATCGATACCACGATTGGCACGCTCACCAACGGGTTGCTCCTGGAGATCAAGGCCAACGACGAGGCGTACACCTGGGCAACGCTCAAGCGCACGCGAGACGTGGTGGAGCTGTCCAAGGGTGACGGCATGGACTTGATCACGAGTACACCGAACTTCGTTCGCTTCTGCCTCTGGCTTCCACCGAACCTGGTGCTGTCGAAGGACGGTTCGTTTGCCAGCGCGGACTACCTGAAGGTGACGGTGCGCGACGACCTCCGCGCTATCACCTACATGGAGATGTTCTACCAGGGGGTGAAGCTGTGATCGGACATCTTGGTCTGACCCCCATCACGACAGAGAAGACCGCAGGAGACGGGTCTCCCCTCCTCGCTTCGAGGAAGCCCGATGCGCCGAAGCTCACCTTCATCACGCCCAACTGGTGCGACCGGACGAGCTGGTACCCCAGCTCCGTCTACGTCGAAGACGAGGTGGCCGGGGACAGTGGAGACCACACGACCTACGAGCTGGACCACCAGGGCGTGGTTGACACCTACCACGGCAAGATCACGTTCGAGGACTTCCTGAAGGATGGCTCGAACCGCAGCTACCGGGTGGCGGTGACGGTCGATGCCGTGGCAAAGGTCGAGCAGGACCCGCACACGGGGTCCGGTGGTGACTTCACCGTCGACTACGTTCTCGGCAAGATCACGTTCCTCACCGCGCTCCAGGGGACGGAGGTGGTGAAGGTCACCTACCACTACGCCAACGGCAGCTCTTTCGTCGTGGCTCCGCTTGCCGGCAAGACGTTGGTGATCGAGAAGGTGGAGGTCCAGTGCTCGGACGACCTGGAGATGAATGACACGTTCGTCTTCCAGGCGTATGGGCTGGTGGATGTGTTCGCTCCTCAGCTCATGGGGCCTCCGTACAACCTGCCCTCGGGCACCAAGATCCCTCTCGGCGACCCTCTGAAGTACAAGACGATCAACGACATCATCAACGACAGCAACCACAGCTACCCCTCGTATCCCGTCATCGGCGGCAATGGGTGGCGCGGGAACAAGAAGCCGCTCTGGATCTTCGCTTGGGACTACGACGTGGGCACTACCCTGCTCCATTCCAGTTATGGGATGGAGGTCAGGATCAGCCTTGAGCACGAGACGAAGTGCGGAGGGACCAGCGCTACGGCAACTCTGTACTGCACCTCGGAGCCCAGCAGCTGATGTCGTCTGTTCAGAATGACGCACATAGGCTGAAGGAGCTGGACGCAGAGAACCAGATGCTGCGCATCGAGAACCTGAGATTGAGCGCCCGTCTGTTGGAATTGGGGCAGGAGATCAAGCAACTCAACAGTATGTGGGAAGCAGATCCTACGCTGAAAGAGCCTCGGACTCTGCTGCCGGATGACGATGGTTCTGATGGCTGACAGACCCTATCTGGACAAGATCACTGCTAGTAGGCTAGAGGATTTGGCCAGAGATCTGGTCGTGAGCGCCAAGAAGGTGGTAGGTTGGTCGGTGTTGGCTCAGGTTCAGGGGTTGGAGCTTCTGGTCACATCTTTGCAGTGGCGCTTGACGATGGCAAAGAATGAGTACCGCACGGAGACTGGTCAAGACTATCAAGAGGACGACACATGACACCGCTGATCACCATAGCGCCGATAGTGGATTTGTGGTCGATCATCCACTGGGCGTTCTGGGCGTTCTTCGGCAGCAGCATCTCGGCGGTTGCTGAGCCCCCTCTGTGGGTACACCTTATTTACACCGTAATCGGGAGCTATGTTTGGGAGGGCATCGAGTACCCCCTCCAGAGGAAGTACCCGGCGAGATGGGGCTACCGCATCGAGAGCAAGCTGAACTCCTTCGTGGGTGATCCCATCAGCAATCTCCTGGGGGTGACTTTTGGCTGGTTCGTGGTCGCTTACTACCGCAAGCACTACTGGATCTGGAGGAGAGCAAAGTGACAAATCCTCTCGGCATCCCAGCGCCAGTTGAATTGGGGATCACTATTGGTTTTTCCACCACCACCAGGCTCATCTCCCGGATCATCAGGTGGATCACTGGTGGGACGGTGAGCCATGCCTGGATCGCCTACGATGATTTCACGCTTGGTCTACGGATGGTGATGCAAGCTGAAGCGTGGGCATTCGAGGTTCGCCCATGGCAGCGGTGGATCGGTGAGAACAAGCTCATCGCCGAGTTCTACATGATGGGTGGGATGCCAATCTCGGCGCTACGCAAACGTGCCTGTGACCTGGGCATGAAGTACGACTGGAGATCTGGGTTCTGGTCTGGTGTTAGTTCCTGGTTCAGGAAGTGGACCAAAGCTGGTTTCGGCTTTCGACCGAGCAGGACTCCCAGCAAGCTAATGTGCAGTGAGGCTGTGATCCGGTTTCTGCGTGATGCCGGTTGCCCGTGTGTCGTGGGGGTGGACGAGGAAACAACTTCGCCGGCGGAGCTATTCAACATCGTGAGGTGCTCTAGCGAATTTACTCTGCGCAAGGAGCGCTGAGATGGCTGAGCTACGTCGAAAAAAGAAGACAGCTTCACCAACGCAAGAGCTGTTCACAGCTGTTATGAACAAGCTGGAGCGGATCGACGACCGTCTACAATCCATAGAGACCCAGCAGACGTTGACGGAGGCGGCATGGAAGCGCCAGGGGAATCTACTGGAGACGATCAACACGAGGTGCATGGAGAAGCTCGGCATCAAGTGTCCGTTGCTCGAAGATGACGAGAACGGTAATGGTGATTCACGCGAGGAGGTGGGGTGCGATGTTGATTCCTCGTACACGGGGAGAAGGTGATGCCACCTCGAGATACCGAAGACGTTCTCATTCGAATCGCTGGGGACATCGGGCAGACCCGTGGATAATTTCTGGTTCTCGGAACTGGCTTGAGTTATGCTGCGATCAGCCGAACCAGAACTAACTAATTTGGAGTGATCCCAAATGGATGCAGCACTCGGACCAATACTTTCTGCTTTGTTGAAGATGGGTGCTCCATGGGTGATCACAGCCGTCTTCATCGTTCTGTTTTGGACAGAGAGAAAACAGAAAGATCAGCTTGCTGACAAACTATACGAGTTGGGAATGGCCATGACCAAGACCAACACGGAGTTCAGTCTGACACTACGAAAGGTCGAGCGCGACATCGATGACATCCGGAGGCATGATCAATGATTGACCCAAAGGACGATCCGACTTCCATTGGATCTATTCTGGTGTCCATGGGAGTAATCTCTATTGGTCAGCTGAATAGGGCCATGGAGGAGCAAAGGACTGCGAGTCGAGATGTTCTGATTGGAAAGCTGCTGGTGGCCGCCGGATTCATTTCCAATGAGCAGCTGGAAGTGGCATTGAACGCACAAACAGGTCTTCGCAGCAAGAAGCCTGTAGTTCGCGCTAATGCCCAGGCCGAGATAGCGGAACAGAGCAGCGCAGCGGTGGTGAGGATTGCGGGGCATTTGAGGAAACAGTCTGCGGATACCAGACGTAGCAGGACCGGAGAAGGGCACGAAGCAGTAACCGATGAAATGTTGTGTAAGAGAAAGAGCTAATGGCCTTCGGACCTACAGTACAGATTCAGTCAGGGGCCAAGGAGCCCATTGTCGTTATGGTTGTAGATGACAATGGTGATCTTATTATTGGACTGACAGACATCAAACTGAAGGTTAGGAGAAACAGCGACAGTTTCTACTTGGACTGGTTTGACAACACCTTTAAGCCGGTAGTGACTCAGCTGTTGCAGTCACTGGAAGAGGTGTCTCCAGCTTTCAGTCCTGGTGAATATCGTCTGAACACAGTGGATCATGTCGACGGGTTTGACACATCGACATTGGTGGGGGCGCTGCCGGAGGAGGTGTACTTCTTCACGGCTATTCAGGACGTCGGAGTTAGCGCTTCCAACGTACCACAGATTGGTGAGATTAAGGTCGGTGGGTATGTCGACAACGTAGTAGAAGATCGGCTTCCAGTGATCTTCTAGGAGAAGACCATGTCCTACATTTCAGTTCTTCAGGGAACTCCTACGTGGTTGCCGTTTGTGGCTGCTGACATCAATACTGGATCGCCACGAACCGGAATTCTCTTTAGCCAAGTTGACGTAGCTATCAAAAAGGCCACTGATCCAAGTTTCATTCTGAAGCTTCTTTCTGGACCAGACTTTCGGGAGAACGGGAACGGGGTCTACGAGATCCTGTGTTCCGCTTCTGAGTTGTCCGTGGTTGGGTCATTCATCCTGGTGGTGAATGGGAATGGGTCTCTTCCAGCTCCTGACATTCGACAGGCTTTGACCCAGGCCGTTGTCCAGTCTTCCAGCACGTACACACCAGGTACGATCAACCTCAACACTAACATCCTGACAGGCAACTTGGTTGATCTGAAAGGTGTGGCCATGGTCGGAGAGGCCGTTAGTG